TGGCTAGGCCATCGCTCGTGCGTTCAAAATCGCCTTGTGCCGCTGATGTCTGCTTGTAAATTAAAGCTTGAGCTGCCAATACTTTTTGCTGTGGGGTCAATGCATTTTTGGTGGTGCTGATGATTCCTAATTCCAAAGCGGCTTGGCGCAATGAAGCATCATCCAACAAAACTCCATATTGTCGCAATGGTTCAGCTTCGCCACGCAAAGCCGATCCAATTGCATTGATCGCTTGCTCTGGTGATGTGTTATTGAAAGAGGCTAAATCTGATGACAATTTCACAAAGTCGATTGAGAATTTGCTTAGATTCTCACCGCTCAAGCCGGCTGATTTTCCAAATGTGGCAAATGTAGCTGCGGCATCCAATGCCTGTTGCTTCGTCTGGCCTAAAGATGCGGCTGCGCCATCTGCAAATTTCTCGATGTCTTTGGCCGACTTACCAAATAAAACATTGACTTTTGAAATTGTTTCGCCCAAGTCGCTGGCAGCCTTGACAGCATCCACACCAATTTTGATCGCCATGGCACCAGCTGCGGCAGCAACGGCAGCAAAAGCCAATGCCGCTTTCTTGCTAAAATCACCAATTTTGCCGGCGAAACCATCGACATCTTTTGAGCCTACATTGAGGCTTTGCTTGAGCTTATCTACATCAGCAAGAATTGAGAGCTTGAGTGTTCTTGATTGACCGGCCATCACCACTCCTTCAAAATCTTAGTAAATGCATTTTCCCATTGAGAGATGATGTGCGGCTGTTCGGCGCGCAATGTTGGATAGATAAAATATCCAAATGATCCAATGCCGCCGGGAGCTTTGCCAGACCAAATTGGAAATTGTCTAAATTTTTGTGAGCCAAATTCGTAACCGCCCCAAAGCTGTTGAGTGGTACCGCCACCGCTGAATTTTTGAGATACAAAGCCGTAACTGATCTCACCAATCTTTGATGACTTACTCACACGCGATCCTTGAGCAATGCGAATTGCTGCCTTATTTGGGCGGCCGCCAGCTGCGGCTGTGACTTTGGATTGAAGGTAAGTGGCCAATCCATTTGAAACGCCTTTGGCCTCAGAAACAGCTTGCTCATCCATGGCTTTGAAAGCCTTGATGATGCCTCGCAAATCACTCTTGTCATAAGTGATTGGTTCAGTTGCCATTTTTTGTCCTTAGAATCTCAAACGCGGTCAAAACATCCTCTGGTGTTTGAAACTCTGATCGTGACAATCCGGTGTGGATAGCCAATTCCCAAATGATCCGGTTTAAACTTCCCGGCTCGTAGCTTTTGGGTTTTCGGATTCTCCCATGCTGATGTCAGTCACAGTTTCGCACCACACTTCAAAAGGTTTCACAGTCTTTCCGGCTGCTTCGCGCTTCATTGCGTGATAAGCCAAAAACATTAAATCAGCAATGCCCAATTTCTCAGATACCTGCTGAATTGTGTTTCCGCTTTGGCGTTCCCATTTCATCCACTCCGGTGGGAGCGCGGTATAGGTTGCGCTCTCCCCGGATGTGAACTCAATTGTGATTGGTAGTTTCATGCTCCCGATTTCCTTTCGTTATGCCAACGCTGGTGTTGTCACACAAGTGAAGGTCATTGATACTGTCTGTGCATCTGGTGCTGTGCCTCCAGCTGATGGGAAAATTGGTTGCACAGTAAAATTGAAAGTGCTGCCCGGCTCTGTCTCAAGAATTACCGCCAAAGGTGTGTTTGGTGATGATTCAGCTTGATTCCAAAGCATTTCGCACAATGATGAAGCAACGCCCCAATCAGCTAACATTTCAACAGCAAATGAGCCTTGAGTGTCGGTTGTGTAATACGCCTTGCCGTCTAGTGTCTGATATGTATTGATTGTTGAATCAACAGTCAAAATGGCTGATGTTGCTTGTGCATCAAAAGTATCCCCATCGATGCTGAAGCTCACATTTCTGCCGGTGATGATAGTGGTTGGCATTTTGTCTCCTATTGGTTGTAGTAGGTGGATACTTGGAGATCGGCCGTGAGGTACTTTCCGGCACCGACTTCCAAAGGTTGTGGCTGATTTACATTTCCGACTTCATAACCATTTGGCATTGCTGCAATGATTGAGATCATCAATGTTTCGAGATTGTCTAAAGCTGCGGCATTGTTGGCATAACCAACCACACCAGTCACAGTCAAATTGACCTTGACTTTTGTCGTGTTTTTGCCGATCAAAACGCTTTCCAAATATGGTGCATCCGGAATCAAGCAAATTGATGGGCTGGTCATTGTTTCTGGGATGCCGTTGTACACATTGGCAGCAATGGTTGAAAGTGCTGTTTTGAGTGGTGTGCGGATTGCCGATTCGATGCTCATTGACACATCGTTTCGACATCTAAAAATGGGCCAAGCAAGCCAATCACTCTATTGCTCAAGCTGCGGCCAAGAATAAATGGTGACGGCTGGAAATTGTCTGACATGATCTGGTTGCCCGGAGCTGTGATGCTCTGAAAAATCTCAACGGCCACAACCAAGATTGCATTTTCAATTGGTGGTGTCGATGCGTACAGCTGTGCTGCCGATGCTCCACTCAATGTCGCTGTTGCCGCTGGAATAAACGGCAATGGATAAGTTCGATCAGCTGCGGCGGTTGCAGCTGTGAAAGTGTAAGGCTCAATCCGATCATCGGTGACTGTGTAGGTCGCGTTGTAAATTCCGGCCCCGGTAACAACAACAGATTGACCCGGCACAAAATAATTTGGCCGCATTGTGGTGAAATAAATGACGGATTCATCCACATTGGCAAAAGTCACCGATGATTGGTATTGCGTAAGTAAAGGCAAAATCGTTTGCTCGGCGGAATCTATGTAAGAATCCAATTGAGCATCACTATACAAAGAAACCGAGACACCAAGAATCGCTCTCAGCTGCGAGGCTGTAACTATTGATGGCATCTCGGTTCCTTTCGTGTCAGTAGCGTTCGGGAGCGACCGCTACCGATAGTGATTTATGGGAGGTTGTTAAATTGTGCGCCGTTTGGCACCTTGGCAGCTAGTGCGCCATAGCCGTAGTACAGGATGTCAATTGTTCCATCGCTGTTGATATTGCTGCGTAGCGTAAAGCGTGGAGATTCGTACCATGTGTATGAATCTGGGTTCACAACTACCATTGATGAATCGCCATCGGCTGTTGTTGTGCCAGCGTTACCAAATGAGCGTGAAACATAAAGATTAAGACCCGGTGAAACTACACCGCGCAATGAATCTCCGCGAACATTTCCAGCTGCGTTTGATGGTTGTGCTGCATTGTAAAGAGGTGCGCCATTGTCGTTGTATCCCATGATGTTTCCCCATTGTGTTGGTGAAACGATCAATGAGCGAGCGAATCCAAGTGATGCGCCATAAACATTTGCGGCTGCCTTTGATGTGTATCCAAGGAATCCGGTTGCTGAGTTTGCTGCCTGTGCTGTCACAGTAGTGACGGCCGCTTGCATTTGTGCCAATGCATATTCATCAGTCTCTTTTGCATAAGCAAATTCAAGATTCTGTAAGAGAGCTGTCAAGTATTCTGGTCGGCTGCGATCAATGAGCTCGACAGTCGAGATTGCGCGGCCTTTGAACGGCTGTACGGAAACTGACAAAAATGTTGCTGAGAGTGATGATTCTGTAACTGCATCATTTTCATCAATTGGCAAAACTGTTGGAACAGCTGTTACGCGAGGCAACTCAAATGTCATGCCTTCGGCAACTAAAGTTTCTCTGCTGATGCCATCGATTGTTCCACGATCAGCGTTTGCAAGTGCATTGATCACCTGTGTGCTTTGTGGTGTTGGAATCATGCCGGGTGCTGTTGATGTTGTGTTGTCAGCTGCCTTGACATACTGACGAGAATCTTCATCATGCAAAACGCTTGCGCGTAGGTAGTGCTCAAGGTAAGAAACCTTGTCCACAATTGGTGAGCGTGGTGCTGTGTAGTAAGCCGGGCGTGATGCCTGTACAGGTGCGACCTCTGGAGCTGCTACCGGTTCAACGGCAGGAGCTACTGGTTCGGTAGTGTTGTCCATCTTGTCTCCTTCATTTGGGTTTGTTGTCTCTGTAACTGTTTCAGTTTCAGAATCCTCTGATGCGGCTACTTCGGAAACGCGTGCAGATCGCACGGCCGGTTCAGTAACCAATGCAACCGCTGTGAGCTGGCCATTGATAACCTTCATTGTGCCGTCTTTTTGCATTTCGTAATTGTCCACAGCCAACTCAATTGAAAATCCATCGCGTAAGCCTTCCATGGCCTCTGTCAATGCATCTGTGCCGGCGGTTGTGTTTGCAATTTTAAAAGTCGCTGTCATTTCTTTGTCGTTCACACTCATGGCAATGCTCTTGCCAATTCTCCGTGTGTTGTCGTGCTCAAGGTTCAAAAAAACATCCTGTGGCTGGATTGATCCGCGAGCAAAAACAACTTTGCCCGTTGATGCATTTGCGTGCTCATTGAAAGCAACGATGCGACCGCTGATGGTGCGTGCATCTGAATCAGCTGCCGTAATTTGCATTGGTGTTGTCAGCTTCATGAGATCATGTCCTCCATTTGTCTAATTTCATCGGTGGTGATTGCACCGATTTCAAATAAAATCTTGTAAATCTCTGCACGCTCTTTTTCTGATCCGCGCAAATAAGCCTTTAAATCAAATTCCACGCGCTGTGTTGATGGCGTAAAATCTGGCATGGATAACCTTGAGCTAATGCTGTTCATGAGCGGCAACAATGAGAAATCCAAAAGAGTTTGACGCGCCGTTTGGGCGTTTTGATAGGTCATGGATGATCCAGTCGGCGCATCAATAAAGTAGGCCGGAATTCCCACGGCTCGTGCAAGTTCGGTTGCAATAATTTCGCGTGCCGCATTGAGGCCAATTTGCTCAGGTGTGAATCCAACTGTTGTCAATTCAACATCGGCATTGAGAAACGCTGTGCCGCGATTTCTACGAGCTGCGCCCCAAGCATCCAAAAGTTTTGCAATGCGATCTGCTGGCAATGCTGTGCCATTTGATTTCAAAACCATCGATGGCACCGGTTCGCGTGCGTACATTGCGGCAGCTCTTTCAAGCTCTGCACCAGCACGAATTGTGCGCCCGGCGCGATTTAATAAACCTTCATCATTGCCATAAAACACAACAAGTGAGCCAACACCAGACATTGGCACACGCGATCCATCGACTGTGTAATACTCAATTTGAGTTCCAATTGAATTCAAGAAAACGCCAACGCGATTTGGTGCAACGCGCCACATTTGGCGCACGCGGCCTGTATCAGCGAACAAATCCATTATTTGAAAATATGAAAATCCGGTAAATAATAAATCCTCGCACGCCCACACCCATGATGCGGCTCCTGGTACTCGCTTATCCGGATCGGAAATCACAACGGGTTGGTCAATAATTTGACCCGTGGATTTGTCGCGAGTTACTAAAGGAATTGTTGCAATTGAATTGCAAATCATATTTCGTGCGCGAGCAATTGCCGGCACACTCATTGCTTCTTCACGGGTTGCAAGGTAATCAGCTCCACCAAATGGAAAAAATGCATCAAGTGTTGGAGCCGGGCCGATCTGTGCAGCTATGTCAGCACCGCGCGATGGCGCGACTGTTTCAATGGTGCGCTTTCGATCAAATAATCCCATGGGAGGATTTTCTCAAAATGTCAAGCATCAACCCACTAAAATGTCGATTTCGGTTTCTGGGCGTGTCGCAAAGTGTGTCACCAATGCGGATGCTACGGCGGCACAAACAGCCGATTGGCTTGCACGCCTACCAATGACCCATCCGCCATCACCTCGCCTCAATTGCACAGCTGAAAGGATTTGCTCTGTGAGTGAGGCTTGATTTCGGTGCTTTAGCCTGTGACTGTTAATCGCTCCCAAAAGCTCATCGCAACTTTGTGGATAATCGCTGTCCATGTCATGGATTGGAATACCTGCCGGCTGTAATCGAGCTGCAACAGCTCCGGATGTCCTACGGCTGTACAACAGATATTCGATCGGATATTTGCGGCAATAGCTCGCCGCATCATTAGCAATTGCCCGATCATCAAGCTGAATCGTGTTTTCCCATGTATGCAACAGCTTCACAACAAAACTCTCATTTTCAAGCTTTTGAGCTGCTACCAATGCCGCGTGCTTTCGATCCGGTGAAATGTCGATGGCCATCCATGTGAGCTTCTCATCATCAAGATCGACAGTTTCATCCCCACACTCTTGCCACTCTTTAGCTCCGACCACACTAGAGATTGTCTGTACAAATCTGCACAAAACCTCTGTCATGATAATTTCTGGAGGATCATTGAGGATCGCCCGGAGATTGTCTGGGTGCATCGTTATGCCTAAAGCTGGATTACATGAAGCCGCATTTTCAAATGAGATTTCATCTGTCGGAGCCGACCACTCAAACCATCCGATATCATCATCGGCACCCGATGCAGCTGCCAAGCCTCTTTCGCGTAGCATTTGCAAAACGACCGAGTGTGAGTCTCCGGCATTTGTGAAACCATTGACCTGCGGATTTTTCGCGGCCATCAAAGCAAAACGCAATGAAGCAAAAGATTCCAAATCGTGCATTTCACGAATTTCATCCAAATGCACAGTTGTCGGTGAAGCTCCGCGAGCAGCCGAGCCACCGGCCTTGATCAAAAATCGTGATCCATTAAGCAATTGGATTTCTTCGGCTCCATGTTGCCAGCGGATGCGCTTTACCTGAGCCGAAAGATCAGCGTGTTTTTCGATCATCGAGACAAGCTGCCGAAATTGCTCAAGAGATGTAACAAGCCGGTGAGCTGATGCAATCTGCAATGATTCGTTCCACTCAAACATTCCCATTGCGATCCGGGCGAGCATGTATGTGGATTTGCCTTGCTGTCTCGGAAGCATGGCAATCGAAATTGGGTGCTTCCATCTCCCATCACTTTTAATTTTCAAAGATTGCTCGGCCAGCCACTTTTGCCACGGCATAAAGCCGCCATCAATGAATCTGTCAGCGAAATCGATCAGTTCGAGGCCACGCGTGGGCAAATCATTAAGCGGCGAGTGGATTCGTGGAGCTGATACCGGCAAAAAAACCGATGTGGGCCGATCTGAGACTAGATCAACCGGATGGGTACCAATAATGACCTGATCATCACTAATCATGACTTATCGATTCGTTTTGGGGTACAAATAGCCCATGGAGAGTCGGGGGTGTTCCGTCCGCCACAAAAAAACGACCACCTTTGCTCAAATTGCACTTTTGACACAATTGCCTCAAATTCCAGATTTCATCGCCTCCACCCAATCTTTTGGGAATCACATGATCGATGTGCATTTGGCCTTCGGATTGCC